TTGTCCCTTAAGTACACTTACAAAACCAGCAGCACCAAATCCTTCAGTGTCCTCATTATTAAAAATTAAGGTATCGCCTATTTTATAATTTACACCAGGAGAAATAACACTAACAAAATCTAAAGTTGCTTCAATTGATGACGGAACTGCATCAACTACAAATCTACCCGCATCAATTGGTTTAGGCGTTGAGGTATTATCTGAATTTAGATATCTTCTAATACCAGAAATATTTTCAATATTTACTTCTTGTAAATTATTAAATCCTGAGTAAATTTTCCCTGCATAAGTTGGTCCAATGTAATAAGGAAATCCTGCTGTCTTATCGTTTAATCCTACAGTCATAAAGTATGCATAAACACCAGTTGGATATTCTGGAGTTACACAATATCTTCCATTATGCTGATCTAAATCAGCATTAAATTCTGACCAATAGTAATCTTCAAAAAATGATCCAATTGGATAATTATTCAATCCAGCATTTGCTCCTGGAGATTGAACTCTAAAAGATTTTCCTAAATTGATAAATTCAGATGATGTATATTTTTTCCATCCTGTTCTCATTTTACTGGGATTGGCAGCAACAAAAGGATTAGACCATCCATATGGACCATAAATTGGAGCGCCATCCAATGCCCAACCAATAATTGGAGAATGAGCGTTAGAATTATTAAAATCAGTAGATACTTCTACTCTTTCATCTTGTAACTTTAACTTTTTGGGAGCACCTAAAATTGAGAAATATTTTAATTTTTTAGTCAAACCAGAATCTTCAATAATACGCTCTCCAGCATAATATCCACCACTGGTTAAGTCATAATAGGGATCTACATTTTGAAAATCATAGTTATTGATTAAATTCCAAGATGCTACTGAAATGGTAAGAAGTTCATCAAAACCACTTTCTCTAACAACAATAGAAGTTCCAATTTCTGAATAATTGATACCAGAGTTAATAATAGTAAATCCTTCAACTTGTTTTGACTGCTCATTATAATCAGCAATAACTACAGCACCCTGCCCATTACCACTACTATCAATGACAGTAACCTCAGGTCTGCTATTATATTCTTGACCACCATTAACTACTTGAATCTCTGTAATTTTACCATTTAATATAGAAACTACTCCACTCGCTCCAGTTCCTTTCCTAAGTGAATATGTTGGTGGTTGATTGTATAAAGATCCAGGATTGTTTATCTTAACTTGCCCAATAGGTCCAGCAACAAATAATTCTAAAACAGCATTAGAAGTTTGACCATTACTAATAATAATATAAGATGGTTGCTGAGTGTATCCCATTCCTGGGTCTACAATTCTAATTTTTGTAATTTTTCCATTAACAACGATTGGTTGAAGAACTGCCTCTCTAAAATTATCTCCAGTATATACAGTATCTCCAGGTGCTTTGACCACTGTAATCAAAGGAGTTCCAATATAACCTGAACCAGTATCAATTACATATACTTCTTCAATTTTTCCATTAACAATTAATTCAGCAGTTGCTTGAGTTCCAGTTACAGTTTGACCATCAATTTTTGTTGGAGCATCAATAATTAATTGTGGAGGATTATGAACATTAAATAATCTACCTCCATTTTCAATCTGAATGTTTTGTAAAGATCCTCTAGTAATGACATTTCTAGATTTCCAATTATAAATTACAGTTCCATCACGTAAAAAACCAACTGGACTTGCAGGAGTAGTTTCTTCTAATGAACTTTCTACGGATTTAGTAAAAGTTTTAGGAATTCTTTTGACAAAACCAGGATTATCTAAAATAATTTGATTAGAGTTAAAGATAAGATCATAATATGGGATACTGGATGTATAAACGTATACAGATTCACTATCTGTGTATACATTAGTTACACCAGAAACAAATCCACTATTTAACTTTACTGGAATAATGTCATTATATGACCAACTTTTGATTAATGGATCCCTCTCTGATACAAAATTACTTACAAATCCAATATCTCCTTTTTGGTAATAAGTATAGTTCTGTTCAATGTCAAATCCAGAAACCCCTGCATAGATTAAAAAGTATGATGCAGGATTTGATTTAATATTTGCTAAAGTTTCAAAATCATAAACATAATCACCAATATCATAAAAAATCTCAACTTCTTCTGCGTTTAAGGTAAAATAATTCTCTTCTTTATTATCATATCTGTAATTTCTATCACCAATGCGAACAAATCCACTTACTGGAAATCCTCTGGTAGAATCTACATATACAGTAATCTTACCTGCAATAACATCAGTTTCTGCAGTAATTTTTGTAAACTTTGTTGGTTCTAATGACGAACCATTAGAAACTTCAAATTCATATACTTGACTTGCAAAGGAGAACACATTTTCTACAGTTTGAATTGGGTACTCAATTCCTTTCTGTACAAAATAATCACCAACAAGATTGAGAGAATTAAAATTATCTAATGATTCCGCTCTAATGATTTCTTTACTTTGATACGTTGCTTCAGATGAAGCGATTAAATTTTCTTTATAGTTACGAAGTTCAGGGGTAGAATTAAATAGAAATTTAAAGTAGAACTCAATTCCCTTTGGAGTTCCTTTCGATAAGTAGAAATCTTTAATTCTTTTTAAAACAATATTAACACTAAGAGTATCAAGATTATCTTCTAAAATATTTGTAGGGAAATCTACAAGATAATTAGATCTTAACTTCTCAAGAAAATATAAAAGATAGACATAGGACTGATTATATACAATAGTACCTACAGTATGATCTGCTGGAACTGTCTCAACGTTTGGAGTAAAACCATCGTTGATATCAAGATCATTAAAAGTATATCCTCTTACACAATTTCTAAATTCTGTATAACCTTCAGATTTGATGTAATTTTTGGACCTATAAAAAATTACTTCATCATCAATTTTTAAGAGTCCGTTATTTTTTGCAAAATTAACATCTCCAGATACCAAAATTGTATCTGAATCTTCGGAAATGCTTTGATATAAAGATGCACTAAGATCTATTCCAGTATAAGTATCAACATCAATCAAAGATTGAATGTTATTCAGTAAATCTAAAGAATTACCATTAGTTTCTAAGAATCTATAGTAATCTTTTAAAAAACTTACAAAATTAGGATACTCTTCGGAAACGTATGAAGGGAGTTGTCCAATGATTGAACTTGATACTTTTAAATCGTTAAACATAGTTAACTAGATACTGGGATTTGACCTACACCTGAAGTTCTAAACGAAGATGATAATTCATCAAGAATAATCGTTACATTAACATCTTCTGGAATAATTGAAAGATATAACTCTCTCAATGCCATAATATCATTCGATCTTGGAATAACAGAAAATTCAATATGACCTGTATTACCTAACGACGAATTTATATTGATTGCATTAATATTTATTTCACCCCTTTCATAGTCAATAAATCCAATATTCTTAGAGAAGTATCGTTTTACATTACCATCGTATCTAAAGATTGCAATATTATTAGTTTGCTCAAATCTTTCAAAATAGAAGATATATTCTGCATTTTGTCCTGTAATTCTAAATCCACTTGAAATAACATCAGTATTCAGTGAGATTCTGTTTCCATAGCAAACCTGATACGATGCAAATACGTTTGATAAGATTTCTAAGTTCTTCTTTAAACGAATTCTTGTAATATTAGACGTAATGCCAGGATCAGCATCATCAATATTACCAATCAGTTTACTGTACTTGAATTTACCATTAAATCTATTCAGATCTTTAGTTTGACCAAAATTATTAATTGTACTCTTAATAATCTGTTCTAATTGCTGTGCAGTTCTTCTTGTAGTAGAAGAATTATAATAAACGAAAGAATCAATCTGCAAATACAAATATGATGGATCAATAATTTCTGGAATTACAGTTAGAATAGAATACTCTCTGATACTCCTCTGTAAATTCTGTTTTGCGGTGGTTGTGAGGGTCTCTGACCCGAATGGTTTGGCAACGATGAATACTTTACCATACTGAGGTGGATCTGCCTCCTCTCCGCCGTATATAGAGACCGATTCTAAGTTTCTATTAAACTGATTAATCAGAATTTCATAATCTTTGATTGTAACTGCTCTATTTTGAGATGCATAGTAACGTGGAGCAAGATATTTGATCGAAGTGATATTTTCTGGTTCTGCTCCACCTAAAGATGGTTGATTTGCACTAACAGTAGGGACAATACCAGAAACATTTGTTCCGCCATAAACTAAAGTACCAGTAAACTCAAATGTAGAACATTCATTTGCTAATGCCTTATTACAAACAAGATATTCAATATTAATTCTATCAGTATTCTTGATTTTTCTACCAAATGTATCATCACCAAAGATTAATTCGAACTGCTCGTTCTTATTTTCTTGAATGAAGTAAATTCTATCTGTAGAATTCAGTTCTGTAATATTATCTGCCTTTCTATAGGTCTGAGGAACAGCAAAATCAAACTCATCCACTACAACTCTGAGTAATTCAGTATCTGCGTCTGCACTAGGGATTATAAAACGCTGTTTAGTTGAAGTATCTACATTGTAGAGAATATTTAATAGGTTACCTTGATAAATTTCAATTTCACTAAAAGTAATACGACGAGTGCCTGTACTATCAATATATGCTTCTCGTGTAATATCATTTAATACACTAAAGACAAACGATCCTTCGCCATTGGTGCCTACAAAGGAACTGCCTTTCTTTAAAGTTAATGCTGGAATAGTGGGAGCTACTGGAATATCAATAGTAACTACTGCTCTTGATGCTTTTGATGATCTTGGAGTGTATCCTACTAACTTTGCCAGAGAAACAACGTTCTCTCTGATAGAGGCACTATCAAAAAACACCTCATTAGCAACTAAATTAGCGTTTAATGCCGAATAATACGTATTATAAGATAATACGTCAATAAGTTGAGATAAAACAGAACCCTCAAAGTTATAGTCACTAAAAGTATCCGAAGATCGAAGGAATTCCTTCAAACTTTTCTTTACATCTTCAAAATCTAGGTTTGTGACTTGATTAAATGCCATTATACTCGTTCTAAAATGAGATTAAGCGATTGAGCGTTAAGGGGAATCCCAACAATAGTATAGTCAATAATAACTTCTACTGAATTCTTGTCAATATTATTAATTACCGTTACATTATCAACTTCTACTCTTGGTTCATATGCTTTTAAAGCATCTTCAATAGCAACTGCAATAGTATCAACGTTATAGATGTCAAATGACTCAAAAACTGCCGATCCTACATTACTACCAAAAAATGGGCGAAATGGTCTTTCGCCCTTTGCAGTTAAGACAATGTTCTTAACTGATTGCTTGATGGCATTTTCATTTTTAAGCAGTGGCAAGTCCCCAGTAAGAGGGTTTTTCTCAAACTTGGGGTTCAGATCAACAAATTTTTTGGATATTGTTGCCATGTTACTTGACTTTATACTTTATATATCAGGTCAACCACTCGGCATAGTCGTCAAAACCACCTTTTCCTCCACAAGGACGACTTAATCGATCCTTAGGTGGGTTATTTTTGGGTTTTGCTGCTTTTTCCAAGTAATAATCAGCAATTGGATTCGTAATTAAGCATTTTGTGCCAAAATCACGTTCCATTTGAGATGGGTCATAATCTGGATTTGGATAATTTGCCATTTTTTCCTCCAAAAATCTGTTTCCAGAACTTTTTGGGAGGTTACTATCTCCAAATGTATTTATTGCCAATGGTTATTGGGTTGCTCCCACCAAAAATGAAGGTCCCACATCTCGGCATCATATTGTAAAGAGGTAAAATCACTCTTAAACGTGCTATGAGTGTTTTCACATAAAGCAAC